AGGGGGCTAACCCGCAAGTGCCTGACCCTGACGATGTAGTATTCGCTCCAGACACTGCCAACCCGTCAGGGGCGGTATAAGTGGTTAGAGTTAAGGCGCTAAAGCTGTTCAACGACGGGTGGGAGAAAAAACTTCGCTATCCTGGTGAAATATTTGAGGCTACACAGGAGAGGTATGAGCGCTGGGCCTCTGCCTCTCTTGTCTCTCTTGCGGAAGATGAGCGACCCGATCTGGAAGCCATGACCAAGGCGGAGCTAACACAATACGGCAAGGAGTACAGTCTGGAGCTTGACGATAAGCTGCGCAAAGCGGACATGATCGCCGCCATTAAGGAGGCGATGGGACAGTGAGTCAGCACGGTTTCTTGTCTCCAGCGCAACCGTTGAGTGTACAACATGGGGCGCTGGACCTGATCAAGGCTAGACTAGGTATTACTTCGAGTGTGCGGGACACCTATTTGACTGCGATCGTTAATGGTGTGGTAAAAGAACTGGAAGATGAAAAGGGGTTGGTGCTAGATGGTGCCAACCCTTACCATCTAATGTTCGTGGTTGACTATGCCACCTGGCGATACCAGAACCGGGACACCATGGAGGCTATGCCGAGGCACCTGCAATTCCGGCTGCACAACTTGATAATCCACGCCAGAGGTGGTGCAAGTGACGTTTGATCATGAGCTTATCCTCATCCAGACAGAAGAAGGAGAGAACGAGCTGGGCGATCCCGTCACCATCCGCACTGAGAAACCGGTGCTGTGTGGCGTTGTCTCTGTTGGGAGGTATGAACACTACCAGGCAGCAGCCCATGGTCTCAGGCCCGAAATAGTCTTTGTCGTCAATCGCTGGGACTACGAGGGCGAGAAAGAGGTGGTGTTTGAGGGCAAGAGATACAACGTTCTTCGCACCTATGAGCCCAAACAATCAAAGGGCTTTGCGGACTACGAAACAGTGGAGCTTGTCTGCGAAGGGGTGATCAACCGTGCCGGTGCCTAAGAGTGTTACCAAGATCAACAAAGACGGGGTCACATTCATCGACAGCGTTGACAGAGCGGAATACACCCTGGCGGAACTCTCCAGGGCAGCGTTGCGTGATGCCGCTAGAGTGCTTAGGAGAATAGCTAAGGAAAACACCCCTGTCGTAACAGGAACCCTGAAGAAGAACATCGCAACATGGGTGCGCGGCCGAAAAGACCATCCCACGCCTTATCTGCAGCTAGGGGTCTACAGCCAGCCTGCGGCCAAGAAAAAAGGTCTCACTCCTGCTTACCATGCACACTTGGCCGAGTTCGGGAGTGTGCGTTCCCGACCGGCCAATGAGGGCCGGGGTATCCTGAGGCCGACGGTACAGGACAACATAGACCTGATACGCCGCGTCCAAGCTCAGTACTTGGCCGAAGTCGAAAAGGAAGTCAAGGCCATGGACCTGATAGACGAAGAGGAGGAAATCGCCGATGATTGAGCTTAGGAAGGCGCTCCATCCTGTTCTACGGGCCATTCACAGCAGAGTGTACTTCCAGCGGGCTCCGGACACAGCGCAATTTCCTTATCTGACCTACAGATTTGAAGTAACGACTGATGGCGAGGGCTTCGAGTTCGTCACACTCGATGTTGACGGCTGGGACTTGCCGAATGATGGTGACACGACCCGGCTGGAGAACTTGATGGCAGATGTTAAAAGGGAGCTAGATAAAGCGGTGCTGACCACGGAGAATCTTGTGGTCAGTATCTATTTGGACCGGAAGCTGCCTCTGGAGGATGAGAACCCCAACATCATCCGAAGGAAGCACATCTACCAAGGACGACTTTTTGAAAGGAGAGAAAGCTGATGGCACTTACCCAACAGCAGGTCGAGAATATTCAGATCGACCACGGTATTGTCTACGTTAACTACGGTGAGGATGACCAAAAGATGCTGGGCCCTACCCGGGGTGGTGGACAATTCCAGGTCACCAAGAACATCCGTGACATCGAGTTTGACGGGCGCAAGGGTAAGACAAAAGGGCTGCAGGTAGTAGATGAGATTAACGCTCAGCTCACTGTCACGCACCTGGATGCGAGTTTGGAGACACTCCAGCTGGCCATGCCCTATGCGACGTACGATGCAACGGAAAACAAGATCACCTGCGGCAATGACTCCGTTGGTATTATCCCCGAGGAAGCGTACCTCAAGAACGTGACCATGTTCGCCAAAGTGGTCGGCGGAGGGTACAAAAAGATCACCCTTTACAACGCAATGAGCGAGGCGGATTTCACTCTCACTGCCGCACCGAAAGGCGAAGGCGAGATGCCGCTTGAGGTCTACGCTCACTGGGACCCCATGGATGATACCCAGCCGCTGTATGAGATCGAAGATGTCGATGCAATTACACCGTAGGCAGGGGCAACCCTGCCTACTTCTTTTAGGGAGGTAGTAACCCGTGATTACCATTGAACAAGGCATGAAGATCAGCGCTATTATTGACAAGCTGGACCTGAAGATGCCTGACCCCAATAAAGGGCAGGCATATTTCGGTGCAGACCTCTTGATGCAGATTGTGGCCAAGGCCCATCGGGCGAAGAACGAAATCTACAGTCTTATCGCTGAAGTTAAGGGATGTACCGAAAAGGAAGCCAAACAAGTCAATTTAGTGGAGTTCATTCGGGAGCTTGCCGAGACCGAGGGACTTAAAGATTTTTTATCCTCTGCTGCTACGTCCCAGGTCCAAGAATAGCAGAGCTGCTGTCGGGGGTTTATCATCCGTCTCTGGTTAAGGGGCTCCCGATAGGTTCTGTTATGTCTTACATCAAGCACGCTATGGAACAAGAACAGGAGGAATATGTCTGGGAGCTGTGGAGCAACGCCTATCCACTCATGGCAACCGGACTGGTTCCTTTCAAACCGTATGGAGAATTCAGGCGGGAGATTTTGAAGCCCCGTATCAAGTACAGCAACAAGTCTTCAGAAGAAGTCATGAAAGAAATGCTGGCCGTGGTCGAGGCCTACGAGAAAGGGCGGTGAGGGTATGGAGATTTTTAGACTCTTCGGTTCTATCTTCATAGAGAACGAGAAGGCTAACAAGAGCCTTCGGGACACCGAAAAGCAGGCCACAGACGTCGGCAAGACTCTCCAAGAAACGACCAAAGCCGCGATCAAGTTCGGCGATGAGCTCGGCAAACGCCTGACGGACGTCGGTAGCAAGATGACCAAGCTCGCAGGCATCCCTCTTGCCGCCCTAAAAGCGGCCATGTTTGGCCTGGCCAAGACCACCGCCGATTATACAGCTACCGTGATGGATAATGCGCGTGTAGTTGGGCTAAGTGCCGAGGCGTATCAAGAACTACAGTACGCCATGGCGCAGTCGGGGCTGTCTCAAGACGATTTCGTCAGGATGATGGGCCGCGTGAACCAGCGCATTGGTATGGCCCGGCAGGGCAACGAGAAGTACCGTAAGAGCCTGCAGGCGTTGGGTATCTCTCTTGAGGACCTGGACAAGGGTCTCGTGGGAACAGAAGAGGCGTTCATCGCCATGATTGACTACCTCCACCAGATGGAGGATTCCCAGCAGCAGGCTGCCGTGGCCGGCGACTTCTTTGGCGTCATGCTGGCCAGGAGGATGATGCCCCTAATCAGGGACGGGGCTCAGTCTGTCGAGGAGCTGCGGCAGAGGGCTCACGAGCTAGGCCTTGTAATGGATGATTTGGCTATTGCTAAGGGTGATTTGCTAAGTGATACTTTGGATGACCTAAGTTTCACAGCCAAGGGCCTTGGTCGCATCTTCGGCAGCGAGATGCATGCCCCACTGATCAACATCTCCAAAGCTATTACAGATGTTATAGCGCGATTCAGCACGTGGCTCACCGAGAATCCCAAGGTGGTCCGGCAGATCATTGTCTGGGGCGGAGCCATTGCTGGCGTGCTGGGTGTGCTAGTCACTCTAGGCACCACGATGATTGTCACGGGCAAAATCATAGGAGCATTGGGAGCAATCTTTAACATCTTGACCAGCAAACCCATTCTGATAATTGCTGCAATCGGAGCGCTGTACCTGGCCTGGGAAAGTGATTGGTTAGGTATACGCACGGCGGTTGAAAACGCATGGGCAAAGATCGAGCCCGTTATCGATGCCATCATCGAGTGGGGCCATCAGACCATTGAGACCATTTGGAACTGGACCACAGAGATTCTGTCGAAGTTCCTGGAGTGGTTGCTAGAAACAGCCTGGCCTTGGATAAATGACACTGTGGAGACAACATGGGACTGGGCCAAGGGAACAGTGTCAAAGTTCATTGAATGGATCAAGGATACGGCTTGGCCGTGGATAAATGACACTGTGAAGACAACATGGGACTGGGCCAAGGGAACAGTGTCAAAGTTCATTGAATGGATCAAGGATACGGCTTGGCCGTGGATTGGTGAAACTGTTAGCACAGCCTGGGACTGGACGACCGGCAAAGTCGGTGAGTTTATTGCCTGGATCAAGGAGACGGCTTGGCCGTGGATTGCCGGTACTGTTAGCACGGCCTGGGACTGGACGACCGGCAAAGTCGGTGAGTTTATTGCCTGGATCAAGGAGACGGCTTGGCCGTGGATTAACGACACAGTAAAGACGACTTGGGAGTGGACAGTTAAAGGTCTGGATTGGCTCAGGGAGTTGCTAGGTATCAGTGGGATCGACATGGGGCTAACTCCCGAAGAAGAGTATGCCGAAAACCTGCAGTATGCCATCGCAGAGGTCATGAAGCACCCGGAGGAGCTGTGGGGCGAGTATACTGCGATGTATGCCCGGATCTGGGATGTGGACGAGAACGAGATCCGAAAGGCTCTGGGGCTACCCTTGATCGAGCAGACTATCGATGCTATTGATGAGGCGACCGAGGGGGCAGTCACACTCCAGGAGCTGCTGGACGCCATCTATCGAGCAGAAGGCGGACCGGGGGCCAGGGTGCCCTATGGTATGACTGGATTCGAGGGTGGTGTAAAGTACCGCAGTGAAATAGATCAGGCCAGGTTCCAAGAGCTGGCTGCGGGCCTCGAAGTGGGTAGTGAGGCGTACTGGAGAGCGGCAGCACAAACCACAGTCGAGCACTACTGGAGATGGTTCAAGACCCGCTTCCCCGAGTTGGGCGAAAAGACCTTTGACGAGGTTGGGCCTGAAATCCAGTCCATGTTCATTGCCTACCTGGGGTCCCACTTCTCGCCCCCAGAGGCGCACGAACTCAATCGGAATTGGGTCCCCAATGTGTTGGCTCTTGTGGGGTTTGACGAGCTGGCCCAGGAGTTCCGGGCCGGAAATGAGCGGGTCATGGATGCCTGGATCGGCGCCATCTATGACAAGGCCGGAGACGTTGAGGCCGCAGTCGAGTGGATCACAGGCATTGTGGCCAGATATATGGTCGGTACCTCTCCACCACCGGAAGGTCCACTCTCCGATATAGACGAGGGCGGCGCAGCCATCATGGAGGCGTGGACTGAGGGCGTTGTCGAGGGCCTAGATGAAGGTAAATCGAAGCTCACCACGGCGCTTGAGAAGATCAGAGAACTCTTCTCGGCCATCTGGGAAAAAGTGCCGGAGGAAATCCGGGAGCCCATTAACAAAGCCATTGGTTACGTTATGGACCTTGTCAGCCAAGCCGAAGAAGCCCTCTTCAAACTGGATGAATTCCAGGAAGAACTCGACGCCCTGATGGGCGGCGGCGCGAGCCCAGAAGAGCAAGCCCAAGGGTTTATGGCGAGGTTGGCTGCTGGACTCAATGAGAAGCTAGACAAGCTAGATGAGCCGATGAACAGGCTAGTCGATGCAGTCTATACTGCCGGAGCGACACTTTTTGAGTTTGGGAAGGCCATCGCGTCTGGGAACTGGCTGGATGCGCTCTTGACGCTGATTATGGAGACCGAGGCCTTCGCCCTTGCGATGGAAATCCTCAACAAGGTGATGAAGCCATTCGTTGTCCTCTTGGACAACATCTTGCTCCCGATAGTCAAGTTCATAGCTCAGGTATGGAACACGGTCATTGACCTCTTGGC